CTGTAACGATTGCACCTACTAATACAGATGGCAAAACAAGCTACACAGTCAGACTTTACGATACCGCTTCAAAAACAACTCTTTTAGACACACAGACAATTCCTGTTGTATTTAAAGGAGCTTCTGGAGTTAATGCTATTAGTGCAAGTCTAAGCAATGAGGCAGACGTTTTACCTGCTTCACCCGAAGGAGTTGTATCAGATTACACAGGTTCAGGAACGATTATAAGAGTATTCGAGGGAGCAGCAGAATTAACTTACGGAACAGGTAACGGGCAATATCAAGTAAGTGTTTCAGGTAGTGGAATTACAGTGGGCACGCCTTCAACGGTTGGCAATACAAGGGTATATGGAGTTGTATCTAATATGACGTTAGACAACGCAACCTTAACATATACTATTTCAGGGAAAACAGCATCGGGGGCATCATTCAGTCTGACGAAGGTTCAAACATTTGCAAAATCAAGAACAGGACAGAAAGGCGCTGACGGTACTTCAATAACATTAGTTGACGTTGAGTTTGCAAAGAACACTACTCCTGGAACAGCACCAACTACTGGATGGACTACAACCGCACCGACATTATTAGAAGGTGAACAGCTCTGGACTCGCACAAAAACAACCTATTCGAGCGGTAATCCGACCTATTCAACTCCTGCCAATATCACTCCTAAAAAAGGTGATACTGGAGCGGTAGGACAAGGGGTTGAGAGCGTTACGGAAGAGTACGCAATTTCCACTTCAAAAACGACGCAACCGACTACTGGATGGAGCACAACGCAACCTGCATGGATTCAAGGGCAATATATCTGGTCGAGGGTGAAAGTTGTTTACAAGAATCCAGCACAAACTATCTACACAGGGTATGCGGTGAGTAGTGAGTGGGAGGCGGTGAACGATTTGCAGATCGGGGGGAGGAATTATTTTATAAGAGGCAATATAAATAATTTAGCGTGGTCTGGGACAATTGTTTCGTCACCTTCTTATCGAGGGTTTTCATTCCCCGTGGAATCAGGAGATTATTGGACGTTGTATAGATTAAGTTCTGTCAATAATAGATGGAGGTTGTACTGGTTGACCGAGGAACCTAAAGCTGGCAGCCCCACTTTATCGATGGCATTCGACGGTGATTCAACAGGTGCGAATCATATCAACACCGTTATTGTTCCAGATAACGCCACTTGGGGGTTTATATATTTAAGTAATGCTGCCGATCAGGTTCCTGACATCATGCTCGAAAAAGGCAACAAAGCCACCGACTGGACGCCTGCACCAGAAGACACCAAAGCTGCCATCGATGACGAAAAAAACCGTATTAACGACATCCTTTCGGACAACGTTGCAGACCCGTCAGAGAAGCAGTATCTGAGCAATCTTTGGCAGGAGATTTACGCCGAATACCCACGCATCTGGGCGCAGGCAAACACCTACGCAGTCGATAAATCGAATTACGAAGCGAAATACACGGCACTCAACAATCTGCTTTCTCCCGTGCTCGCAAATTTAACAACGAACTCGACTGTTTCGGGCGCATCAATCAGAACAGCCTTTTCACAGTATTACGACGCAAGAACGTTTCTGCTAAACAACATCACGAACAAGGTAAATCAAAATGCGGGTGATGCAAAACTAACCGCCGAACAAGCACAACTCGCCGCAGACGGATATATGCGGGCAAGGTATGTAAGGGATTGGGTTAATGGTAGTTCTGTAAACAGTGACAATCATTGGAGCGAGATAAAAATAACAAATAAAGCAGGAACAAATTTGGCGTTATCTAAAGTACCGACTTCAAATGGAACGTTCAACACGGGAAATCCAGCACAAAACTCTACGGACAATAATTTATCGACATATTCGTCAATAACTGGCACTGGGGTTTCAGTATATGCACAGATCGACCTCGGACAAATATACTACGATATCGACTATATACAAATATGGCACTATTACGCTGACGGTCGTACCTACTACGGCACAAAAACAGAGGTAAGCACAGACGGCGTTAACTGGACACCCGTTTTCGATTCTGCAAAAAGTGGGACGTACAAGGAAACCGCTTTGGGGAATATAATCTCTTTCCGTCCTAACGAGGTTCTGGCAAAAGTGTTGAAGGGGGCTGCTGTTACGGATACATTCAAAACAACCATTAACGGAGGGTTGATCAGCACGGTGATGATACTATTAAGGGAACTAAATTCTATTATCGAAACTGCGGGTATTTCGGGGATTCAGGGTGCGTTGAAAAATTATCCGTCGATGTGGTCTGGAGGAACATACGCACAGGCGATGGCAGTCATTGGATTCCTTTCTAAAATGTCTGCAGGTACAACACCCTCCAGCGGAGAATATGACAATTTAGCAAAAATAACATTTCTCCATAACGGGGCGGCAAAAGTAGGAGATTTTATCATTGAAGAAAGCGGAAGAATTGTAATGGTTCATCCTGACACCGGAAAGGAGCGACTTGTATTTAGCGTTCAGGATATTCCGCTTATTGCTGACCTAATGAACCTTGCGGGCTTTGGACAGGAAGCTAATAATGTTGCGGCGAATACAACCGGTATATCGCTTGAATTACCGAACAAAATAACAATAAACAAAGACAATGCGACTATATTCATTTTACCGTACACTTTTTCCTGTGATGTATCGGATGTCTATGGCGAGGTAAACCCAACTGTTTACGCACGCTTAAACCTGTTAAAAGATGGGGCTCTTTATACAACGTTATCTTTTTTAGAATTTTCCGGAAGGGATATTTATGGTGACCCAAATTCCGCGTCTCTATTTAAAAACGTTACTACTTCAATAAACGGATGCCCGCAAGGAGTATATTCTTTACAACTGTCACGGGTGTTCGATGATAGGTATTTAGCCACAACGGGCGTAACCGCTACTACTCTTGGGTGGAGGCTGAGCGGTGACGATGTGCGGCGACAACAGTACGGACTGGATGGTATGATGTTTTACTACTCTGATCACCATTTTCACTTCACAGAGGGAGAGGGACTGGATCTCAGGGGATCAACCAATATGCCGGGGGTGCTGGCAAGCGGTACGATAAACGCAGACAGGACACGAGTTGCTAATACTGCGTGGGGTGCAAAGAATAACACAAGCAACCCAACAGGAAGCGCAGGAACTTATACTGTTCCATTGCTTAATCTTTCGCACGCCAATTATCAGGTTCATATAACGCCATACACGGCGAGCAGATTATGGTATATTTCAGCTAAAACGAGCACATCGTTTACAGTGGTAATCACAAACACAAGTGGTACTGGGATAGACACTAAGTTTGATTACACAGTTATTGGAAATAATTATTAATAAAAAAGCCCGTAACAGCGGTTACAGGCTCAAATATTTTGACTTATTGATTACTTGTTTTCAAGTGCACGCCATTCAGCACCAGTTATCGGGATGAATTTATAAGCGGACATAAAAAGAGCGTACACGGCAGTGTCGTTCTCTCCGTTATAGGCTGTTTTGATTGCCTGTTCAGCTTGTCTGATCGTAGAGTTTGGAATGTATGCTATGGTATCGGCATATTGTTTCTGGAATGGAATTTCACCTGTTGTTATGATTTTAACTAAAACAACATCTTCCGCTTCAATAAAATGAGGATTAAGTTCACCTGTTTCTGCCACCACCACATCCCCCGAAAACATGCTAAGGAAAGGCGGTGTAGTTGAAACGCTTCTTTGTTCAGCACTAAATCCTCGACCCAGAGTTTCGCCATTCCATTGAAAAAATATATCGGTTGCCTGCTGAACAATTTCTAAATCGGTAAGAGTAGCAGAGCGGGTGGACTTGGTGGACGAAGCAGGAATTAGTCTGATGGTTGCATCCGTATCTAATTTGAACGGTTCAACTTCTTTCGGGTCTTCGCAGGCAAAGACTAACGGAATAATCAATAATAGAAATAGAATTTTTTTCATGATTCAATAATTTTAATATTCGCAAATATACAAAATAAAATGGTAATTACCAAATATTTGACTAAAAAAATGAAGAAAAGTTTAAAACAGTTATAAAGGAAAAGGTGATGGAAAAGTTTTTAACACAATTAGGAAACGCATTGAGCACGGCTTGGGGGTGGATAGTACTGATACTAACAGCAGCATTCACATTTGTAGAGCCCGAAAAGACAAGTTTTATCGTTGTTGGCGGTGCGGTAATCGCAGACCTGATATGGGGAGTAATAGCGGCGATAAAAATGAAGAAGTTCATCCTGTCTGCTGCATTCAGGGAAACGATGAAGAAAGTGGGAATATACTCGTTTGCCCTTGTCGGTGCGCTTGCTATTGAAAAGATCACCCATGCGGACGGGTCGTTTATCGCAGTCAGGACGATAGCCGTCTTTGCCGCCGTATGCGAGTTCTGGTCGATGTCCGCTTCAATGCTTATCGTTTATCCGAACATGCCATTTTTAAAACTTTTCCGTGGGCAGTTAAAAGGTGAAATCAAGTCAAAGGTTGACAAGAATATCAACGTTGACGAAATATTGAAAGACGAATGACAAACGAACAACTAAGACAGATCGCTACATACGCAACGTTGGTAAACATCAACACGTATGCACCGCTACTTAACCGCTACATGCACAACTACAACATTTGCGGAAAGTTAAGAGAGGCGGCGTTTCTTGCAACGATAATATGGGAAAGCGGAAGTTTCAAATACACCCGTGAGATAGCGAGCGGGAAAGCATACGAAGGACGTAAAGATTTGGGCAATATCTACAAAGGGGACGGGGAGAGATTTAGAGGGAGAGGGCTGATAATGGTCACCGGACGGACTAATTATGAACAAGTTTCAAAAGCGCTCAATATCGATTTTGTCGCTAATCCGGAGATACTCGAACAGCCGGAATGGGCTGTTAGGTCGGCATGCTGGTGGTGGAACAGCCGTGATCTTAATGCGATAGCAGATACGGGGGATTTTCGTAAAGTAACACGAATTGTAAATGGCGGATACACACACCTGAAAGAGCGAGAATTTTACTACGAAAAAGCGCTTGAAATTCTTGTGTAATTCAATAAAAATCACTATCTTAGTGATAAATATTAAACTTTTAAATTATGGAAATCTGGAAAGATGTAATAGGGTTTGAGGGGCTTTATCAAGTTAGCAGCAAAGGACAAGTGAAAAGCGTGGATAGGACAACATTTGACAAAGATGGCGTCTCCCGTAAAAGAAGAGGAAGGATGTTAAAACAAAAAAAAGAACAAAATGGATATTTAAGGGTGGGGCTATCAAAATCATGCAAAATGACATTCTTTTCTGTCCATAGGCTGGTAGCAAATGCGTTTATCCCCAATCCGGAATCAAAACAGCAGGTGAACCACATTAATGAGAATAAATTAGACAACAGCGTCGCTAATCTCGAATGGAATACATGTAGGGAAAATTGCAACCACGGAAATAGGAATTTAAAACTAAGTAAACCTATTTTTCAATTGGATAATTCAGGCAATATTATGCGAAGATGGAATAGCATTAAGGATGCGAGTGCGACCCTTGGCATAAAACATCAAAATATTTGCGAAGTTTTAAATGGAGGTGTACTTACTAAAGGGAAATGGAGATTCGCATATACGGCAGGCGGTTATAAATGGAGATGGGCAAAACAAAGTGGAGATTGAACCGAGAAGGGCATTACAAAAAAGCAATGGAGGGTACAACGGTTTTTCAGACCGGGAGTTCTGGTATAAGAAAGCACTTGAAATATTATAATGTCGATAAGTCAACGCAATATGGCTTTTATACATCGCTGATTTTCACTATATTCACATTATGTTTCAAAAGTATATGAAAAAAGAAATAATACTCGTTTTAATAGGATTTGCGCTTGGATTTTTCTTTGCGAGAATTACTGTCAAGGAAAACGAGAGGGAGCGTCTCGTGGCCGGAAAACAGGTATCAGGAACGGTTTATGCCGACTTCAGGTTAGGGAAAGAGCTAAGTGAGTTCGAGACAAGCATAACTGAATTGCCGTCAATATTCTGGAAAGTAGATACCGTCAATAATTACATCACGCACTCGGTAGATACAGGAAAGATAATAGCCGACTTCATATTAAAAAGGGAGTACTCTTTCAACGTATTCAACAACGAGCAGGGAAAACTGGATGTTAAGCAGGTGGTTCAGTACAACAGACTGCAATCATTTGACTACACGTTCACACCGATACACATAGAAAAAACCACTTACAGGAAGCCATTGCTTATGCCGTACTTCTCGGCTACATATAACACGCTCAACTACGTGGGGGTTGGCGGAGGATTCTTTATTAAAGACCTGGGATTGGAGTACAATTACCTGTATAACAATATAAGCGGAAACAGGGCACATCAATTCGGAGTTAAATATAAATTTTAAGTTGAACAAACACAGTTGGGGATGAATAAGAAAGAGACACTTAACGACGAGGAGATGATATTCATTGCTTCGATACGTGGACACAAGGTTGAGAGCTATAACAAGAGAAAAGATTCTGACAAGTACAGGGTTCGCATCAGCGACAAGGAAAGGGAGATGCTGAACAATCACCGTTCGATGCAAGACCATATAACGGAACTTAAAATCGACAAGAGCAAGTTTCCGAAGATTCTTATATTCGACATAGAGACATCGCCTCTTAGCGCCTACGTGTGGGGCAGGTTCAAGCAGTTCGTATCGTTAGACCAGACCATATCGGAGTGGTTCATGCTGTCATGGAGCGCAAAGTGGCTGAACAATCCGAACATGATGAGCGACGTGCTTACACCGGAAGAGGCACTAAGGGAGGACGATTCACGCATTACAAAGTCAATGTGGCACCTGTTTAATGAGGCTGATATAATTATAGCGCATAACGGACAGAGGTTTGACACTCCAAGGCTTAACAGCAGATTCCTTATAAACGGACTCATGCCGCCTACGCCATACCGACAGATAGATACTCTAAAGGTTGCAAAGGAGAACTTCGGGTTCTCTTCAAACAAGCTCGATGCACTTGCCGGGTATCTGGGAATAGAACACAAGAGCGATACAAATTTTTTGCTGTGGAAACGATGCCTTGCCGGGGAACAGGAAGCCCTCGACTACATGCTTGCGTACAACATCAAGGACGTTGAAATTCTCGAACAGGTGTACCTCAAGTTGAGGCCGTGGATAAAGAACCACCCGAATATATCGATGTACCTTGAAAACGAGGACGAGACATGCCCTCATTGCGGTTCTTCCAATCTCGCCGACACGGGTACATTTTCGTACACTAATGTATCGAAATTTTCCAATGTACGGTGCATGGATTGTGGCGGACTGGCACGGAGAAGAACGTCGGATTATCCGAAAGAGAAAAGAAAGGCGCTCGTGATGAGCGTGTGAACCCTCTACCGGGGGGTATATCAAGGTTTCCTCCGCTGTACCCGTAAACAGCGCAGAGCGGTCGGACTTGCCTCGGTCTGACCGTCTTTATTTAATTGTTTTTCCAATTGTCGATAACTTTTGCATATAAAATTTGCATATTACAAATATTGTTTGTATATTTGTGTTGCATATTGAGGAAGCAATTGCACTCAACATACGATTTACGCCACGTGTCGATACACGTAACTGCCCCTGACGATGCTTCCTCATCCGACGGGGCTTTTTCAATATGAGAAGGCTGCATTTTTCCATAGAACATATCAAGGACATTCACCACGACAAGTCGAGGGTTGATGCCTACGCCTTCGCATTGCAAATTAAAGCAATGTACGTATCATCAGTCCTAAAAGGAAAGAACCTGTCTTATAAGAGCCTTAAATCAAAATTCGGGCTTGGTGACGCCAAATTGAAACGGTGTCTATCAGATGCAGAGAAATTCGGCTACATCAGAAGAGAAAACGGTCTTATCATAGCTTGCAGACTTTACAACGAGTATGACATCATATATACTCTTGAATTGAGCAAGCCAATTTCACACAAAGAGATAATAAAGAAGTTTCGTCATTCGATACTTTTAAACCAAATCAAAATAGTTCAGCACGCCGGCGATACAGAAATCATTCACGAAGAAGTAAGGCATGGCAAATGGAAGACAGCAAGAGCAAGACGAGGGCTTGCAGTATGCTCCGGTGTGACGAACTACGTTGGGTTTAGTTTCGGGTACGATGAGATAGCAGAAATGATGGGTGTGTCAATCAGCACCGCCAAGAGGGATGTCAATGAACTGCACAAGTCTGGGGTGATTTACCGAAGACTCAGGTTCAAGACTTACATGAGCCGCAAAGAAACATCAAAGCTCTCAAGGTGGGAATATTCGGCATTGAAGGAGGCCGAGATGTGTAAGGGTAATTTCTTGTACATGTACAATGGCAAGATTTGGGTACGCCAAACAAACAGCTACGGATTGGCAAAACCTGAAAACATAAGAATCTTCTTTGAACATAGCCGCAAATATAATAATATCTCTTCTTCTCTCTCTTCGGGGGAAGTCGGTGGCGGCTGTAATAGTACCGTGAATATTATATATAATGGTGTCAAAGCAGAACACCCAATGTAAATCAATAACTTACAAAAATATGGTAAAAATCTACACTAAGGGACTTGCAGAGGCAAGCAGAAGAATCGGAGCATGTGCTTTTATCATGACAAATGATGATGAAGAAATCTCATCGGGTTCTGAGTGGTTCACCGACACCACTTGCAACAGGATGTCGCTACAAGCTATAATATCTGGATTGTCTTCCATTATCGGAACAAGTTCAAATGTTGTCGTCGTTAGTGACAATAACTACACAAACACAATCCTCGTGGATGACCCGACTGGGTACGAGAACCAAGACCTCCTGGTGGAGGCGATGGCACTCGCAAAAGAAAGAAACATCACGATTGTCAGACCATCAGGGAATACCGACACGCAGTATATGATCGCATGCAAAGAACTCGCAAGGGAAAAGCTGTCTCTCATATCTGAAACCTACGCCAATTTTGAAAGGTATCTCAAGGCAAAAGGCTCAATTTAGGACTGATGTAAACATTTCAAAGACCACATTTTTCAGACGGATTCCATACGGTGTCCGTTTTTTTGTCGATTACAAATTTTGTTTGTATAGCCACCACTGATTATCAACAACTTGCAAATAGCTACTGTTAAAAGTTAGTTAAGATTAGTTAAAACAACAAATATAATTTGCGTATTCAAACTTTTATTTGTACATTTGCGGAGTGATGATGAAACAATGATTTGCAACTACAAAAACAAAAAGATACAAATATATGATCTCTGAAAACAATACAAATAAAAATTCCATAACCAATTTGATTTTAAGTAGGTTTAACCATAGGAGAAAAATGAGAAAGATAGATAATCTGGTTCACTACGACGGTCAGTGGATGACGGGTGCCGACAGATTGGCAAGGAGGGTTTACAAATCCGGGAACAGGAAAAATGTTGTGGCGAGGAAAGAGAACGGAAGACTGACCGGATTTTATGTGATAAACGACGAGGGAGAGACCTCGCTGATAGAGATAAGATAGATCTTTGTTGCATAGTTAATTTGCGGAAAAGGTCGTAGTGATACGGTCTGCACACCCGAAGCTGATTTGTTTCGGTTTCGGGAACAAAAAAAGTTCTTTGATTTAATGGTGAGCTACGGAAAAGGTGGCGATAACACGGCGAAAGGAAGCCGGAAGATAGCACAATCACACGTAGAAATCGTGTTAATCCTTGGGGCGGTGGTAAACAAGACCCTGATATGTGCGGAGAAAGAATAAATTAGGATGGGTGGCGGAATAGAGACGCATTTTAGAAGGATTTAGTTCCACGCTATCAGTTCAGGGCGCAAAAGTTTTTTGCATAAATGAGTTTCCTGATGCAGGTATCGAATCCTGCCCCATCCTTTCACAATACAGTGCAATGCTTAGGCAATCCTTTTGGTGGAGGTTACAAAACCATATTGTGCTAACAGGCAGTTCCCACAGTATTAACCAATGTTTGATGTAATGATTAATAAATACTGCCTGCCCGATTGCCGAGTGATTGGTTTTCGGGAACTTGTTTTTCATTGTTTGTAAAATTTTTAGTTGGCGGCAGGGTGTCGTGAGATAGTCTGTCGTGTTGCTTCTTTAGTATAACGGTAGTGCATCTGTTTCAGGTGGTGGCGGTTCGATTCCGTCAAGAAGCTCAAATTCTTTAAGATATGGGAACACAGAATCAGTTAATCAGACAGCATTTGGAGAGCGGAAAGAGTATTACTCCGCTTGAAGCATTGAACAGGTACGATTGTCTTCGTCTTGGTGCGAGGATATACGAATTAAAGCGTGACGGACTCCCGATCAAAACGGAGAGAAAGACTAACGGTAAAAAATGGTTTGCAGAATATTCACTTTAAAACAAAAGCAATGAGAATAAAAATTGACGATAAGATTTACCGATTGAAAGAAATTGAATCGGGAGTTGACAGTTTGATGGAACTGGTGGAGGAGCCGAGATATAAGGACGGAGACTTCGTTGTTAGCGAGTTCGGTTCAATTTTAATTTTCAAAGAGGCTGATGGTGGTCGCACATTTGATCACGCATATTTACCAGTTTATGGAGAGCTCGTCATTGATAAAGTTGCAGGTTACTATGGAGTCAAACGCCATGCAACCACAGAAGAAAAACAACGAATGATTGATGCACTCGCCGAACAAGGAAAGCGGTGGAACAACGACAAGAAGTGCATCGAAGATATTCAGAAGCGTAAATTTAAGGCAGGAGATAAGGTTCGGATAAAAGATGGTATTTCGAGCAAGACGCAAGGAAGTGTTTATCCTTATTTCGTGGATTTTTTAGATCAGTACAAGGTAATGACCGTGAAAAAATACATCACTACTGATATTGGAGAGTATATAACAACAAGTGAGGCAAAAAGAGGAGACCATCATTTTGGTTTCGCCGAGGACTGGCTCGAACCGTGGAGCGATGAGCCGAAAGTTGGGGATTGGGTGATTTTCTGGGATCACATTGAAGTAGCAAGAATTGGAATGTTGACTGATATAAGGCCTGATGAATTGGAGAAGTATGTAGTTGACCATCTGATTGGGTGGAACCACGCTGTCAAATGGGACGGCACAATAGAACACCTCGAAAAAGTAATGAAGGGAGAACTATGACAACAACACAGATTATAGCGGATGCTGCTATCCAGATAGCCGAAAATAACGATGACTACGGCAGATTCTACACCGACTACTGCGGATACACATTCTTCTTTTCCTACGATTTTGAAGATGACTTGGAAATAGACGAGATTATCTACGAATACAGTACTGGCAGGACGGCTGTTATTGAAAAAGACCCAGACTGGTTTGACAGGGAGATGTTTATCGATATTGTCGGAAAGGTTGTAAAAAAGCGGATGGAAGAAATAGCCGAAGAAAGAAATCGGCTTGAAGAGGCGGAGATTGAGGCGAGAGCCATTGAAAAGACCAACGATTACCTGCGGTCTTGCGGAGACACAACAAGTAAATACCTATAACATGAATGAGATACGATTATTAAGAGCCGACGAAATCGAATGTCGGGCACAATCAGTAAAGACAAACGGGTGTGTTCTCCTGCTTTACAAGGATGCAAGAACAGATATGAACCTGCTCGATGAAATATTCGGAAACGGAAACTGGCAGAGGACGCACGAAGTAATCAACGACAACCTGTTCTGCAATATTGAAATCTGGGACAACGACAAGAGGTGTTGGGTAAGAAAACAGGATGTTGGAGTAGAGAGCAACACGGAGAAAGAGAAAGGGCAGGCATCGGACGCATTTAAACGGGCTGGGTTCAACGTTGGTATTGGCAGGGAACTTTATACTGCTCCTTTCATCTGGATTAACCTTGCGGCGGAAGAAGTTGATAATTCAAGGGGAAAGCCGGCATTGTCATTCAAGGTCAAGTTCAAGGTATCTCACATCGCCTATAACGACAGGAGAGAGATCAGCGAGTTGGAAATAAAAGACCAGAACGGTAATGTTCGATTTTCGATGGGAACAAAGACGAAAGCGGAACAGCCTAAGACAAAGGCAAAAGCGCCAAAGAATATTGAAAGCGACATGAAACAGGCTATGGAGGCCATATCAAAATGCAAGAGCTCAAAAGACCTGATGGTTGTGTGGGATACCTTTAAGAACCTACAGGGGGTTGCTGAATTTAAAAACGAGATGACAAATGCAAAGAAACGACTTGGCACTAAATAACTGCGGCGTAATCCTTACCGAAAACCACGAGTATTGGCTTGGTGATAAGAGGCTAACCGGAATTACTGGTATTATTTCCAGACAACTTTTTCCAGACAAGTACAGGGCTGTTCCCGAAAAGATTCTAAAAGCTGCGGCGGCGAGAGGGACAAAGGTGCATGAAGACTTACAGGTATATGACATGTTCGGAGAAATCAACAGCGAGGAGGCGAGACTTTACGCACAGCTTAAAGCGGATAGCGGATTTGAAGTTTTAGACAGTGAATACATTGTCACGGACTATGCCGATTTTGCCACCCCGATAGATAAGCTGTTGAGGTTTAAGGATACGCCTATTGGAGCGGTTGACCTGGGTGATGTTAAGAACACGGCGGCACTTGACAAGGAGTCGCTGTCATGGCAACTGTCAATTTGCAAGTATCTTTTCAACATTGTTAATCCCGATGTTTCGGTGAACAAGTTTTACGCCATATGGACTCGCAACGGAGTATCGCTACACCCTATTGATGAAATTCCCCAGGAGGAGGTAATAGAGCTTCTAAACTGCGAGAGAGAGGGTCGGCAGTATGTAAAAAAGAACCTGCTTACTGTTAACGACCAGAAAGCGATTGAGATTGTAAAAAAGATGTCGGATGTATTGGTGGAGATTGCCGAACTCGAAGTAAAGAGGGACACTTTCAACCAGCAACTTATCGAGATGTTTGAACAGTTTGGGGTCAGCAGATGGGATAACGATTACTTCACCATTTCAAAAGTCGATGCCTATACAAAGGACGTTTTCAATAGCAAGAAGTTAAAGAATGACGATGTCAACCTGTATAACAAGTATGTGAAACAGACGAAAGTTAAACCCTCAATTAGAGTAAAATTGAAATAATGAATATAATAGAAAGAATACGGAATGGCGATGGAGTGATAATTACATCCGATATAAAAACAGAAGATGCACCATCCAAGATTAGTATGCCACAAGAATGTTTGCAATCGAAAGATATGATGGCCGTTGAAAGTGGTATGGATTTATTCGATTTGGATAAGTTCATAGGGGAGCCAGAAATGTACATGATTGAATTTTTTGAGTGTTTGGGGTGGAAACACTATCAACCGTTTAACGACTATAAATTTCATTTAAAAAACGAGGAACTTGGAGTACTCTTGCTCGTTAATGTAGAGGCAATCCCTGGCAATGACTATTTTACGATTACTGAAATTACTCAATCAAGTATAAAAAGGATAAAGTTGAAATGAAAACAAAAACCGAACAAATTCTTGATAGATTATATTCCGTAAGAGATTCAATGAATGCGGTAAAAGACATTTTAGATTTAATGGATGGGATTAATAAGGTGGAGACAGAAATAGAGAGAATATTAAGCATAAAGGCTAAATCGCATACATTTTTTAATGTTGGAGAATTATCGGATGTGCATAAATATTCGTCAAGTGGTATTATTAGAAAACTTAGAAATTCACTTTTGTTAAAAACGGTTGTTCCAGACTATCTTGGGCTTGATGAAGATTCAGATGAGTTTGATAGATATTGGTACATGGAGGAGAAAAGGATAGCTCCATACAATGACATGATAGATGAAGAAATAAATTCTACTTATTTAAACGATTTGATAGTTCAGCATTACGAGATAAATAAAAAGGCTGGCGGTTCAATAAATTTGAATAAAATAGAGAAAGAGGCTATTGAGTCAATTCACCTTATGGCACTTGAAAGAGTAATTAATAACATAAATAAAAAAGATTATGACACCAACAAACAGTAAAACGCTATTTCTGTTCCTGTGTGACCAGATGGCAAAATTAGACAGAAAAGAAATTGATGTTCAAACAGCAACAGCACAAAGCAGTCTTGCGAGGCAGGCAAATGTAGTTAGAATGTATGAATTAAAAAAGAAAGAACAAAAAATCAGAGCTAAATATGGTTATACATACTCTGATGTAGATGACGATTTAGATTAATATTTAAAACCAAAAATAATTAAGAAGCATGATTACAGTAAGCGTATGTTTATCGGATATTCCGAAAAGTGAAATTGTAGAAGCCAAGAACGGCAAGAAGTATGTGAACCTTGTGCTTGACGAACGCAGAGAGACAGGACAGTACGGAGAAACACACATGTTGTATATGTCGCAGACCAAAGAGGAGCGGCAGAACAAGGCGAAAAAAGTGTTTGTCGGCAGCGGCAAGGAATACAAGTTTGAAAAAAGACAGGAAGATATTCCCGATTCTGACAGCGGAGACGGACTGCCATTCTGATTTAAGCTATTGGTTGGGGGCTGCATATTGCGGCTCCCTTTTTAAAACCTAAAATATGAAGCACGAATTAATAGAATTATATAAGATGAAATTTGTAAGTGCGACCAAGTGGAATGAGATATATGAGAATGATGAATATACTCTTATCTGGAATCGCATGTCTAAATTGATTAAAATTAAACCTAAGTAGAAAAATGATTATTGACGAACAATTCAGAACATTAATTCCACCGCTGACCGAAGATGAGTTTAGCAGGTTGGAGGAAAGTATTCTAAAAGATGGAATACGAGATAAATTAGTAGTGTGGGGTGATACATTGATTGACGGACATAACCGTTACCGTATTGCAACGGAACACGGGCTACCATATGAAACAGTCCAGAAAGATTTTGAGAGCCGTGAGCACGCTTTAAACTGGATTATAAGCAACCAGTTAGGCAGGCGTAATCTTAACCCCAATCAGATAGCTTATTTGAGGGGTAAGAGGTATGAGACAGAGAAGAAGATACAGGGTGCTCCAATTGGGAATAAAAATGCGGAAAAACAAAGTTATCAATCTGACAACTTTGTTTCAGATCCAGCCAAAACCAACGAGAATTTAGCAAAAGAGTATGGGGTTTCACCTGCCACAATTTCAAGAAGCGCAAATTTTGCCAAAGTGGTAGATATACTTCCAACGGAGACAAAGAATATTGTTTTGTCGGGTGCTGAAAAAATTAGCTACTCGGATGCCAGCACAATTCTCAAAATGGACAACCCCACCCAAAAGAAGTTCATCAAGGAAGTGGAAAGCGGTACACCGATAAAAGAAGCGGTGAAAAAGGTTGACCCAGAACAGAAGCGAAAAGAAAACGACGAAAGGATAAAGCGTGAAATTGAACGTGAAAGAGAGTTGAAAGAAAAAACGAAATTTTCGGCACACTATAGAAGATTCCACGATATAACAACAGGAACGAAACAGCAGGTAATGGATAATATACACCTAATACCTGAAAATGTAGAGATATGGGTAATTTACAAAAAAGAGGTAGCGGAAGAGGTGAGAGCAGCGATAAGTACTCACACAGATTTAAATATAAATTAGTTCAATATTTTATTAATTTCAAAAACTTTATTAGTATGTTAAATTCATCAATTGTATCGGTCAATCAGACCTATCAAACAACAGATTACGATTTGTTTAAAAAATTAAATGGAAATAGGCCATTAAGCATGGTTCACGTAAAAAGACTGGAGGGGTCAATCAGAAAGTACGGGATGTTGCAGGTTGACCTAATTGTCAATGAACATTACGAGGTCATCGACGGGCAGAACAGGTTGCAGGCTGCAAAGAACGCAAAATCACCAGTCAATTACAAAATTGTGCGGGGTTATGGGTTGCGTGAGGCAAAAATTCTCAATGAGAACATGTCTAAATGGAAAAAATCCGAACATTTGGATAGCTATTGTGCGCTTGGTTATACTGAATATATAAAGTTCAGGGAGTTTATGACCGAATACAAAGATCACTTTTCTTTTCTTTCCTGCGAGAAACTTTTAACTGTGCGCACTGGCGCCAAACAGGAGTATATTAATGGCAAGCGTGTAAAATCAAAGTTTTTTGAACATGGATATTTAACCATTCCAGACTTAGCCAAATCACACAAATATGCCCAGCAGATAATCCAGATTAAACCTTTTTATAAGGGTTACAATAGATCCATATTTGTTCAGACAATGATTTCCCTGTTTCAAAACAAAAACTTCAGCCATGATGAGTTTATTAGAAAGCTGGGTGCTGTAGGTGCTCCAAAATTGGAGGATTGCGGAAAGGTTGAGCAGTATAAATTCATTATTGAAGATATTTACAATTTCAGGAGAGCGGACAAGGTTAATCTTCGATACTGATGCCATGAAAGAAAACAACGATAGCTACTGGGTAAAAGTATTCAGGAGGGAAGCCATGCAATACAGGAATATCGGTATAAGCAACTTCTCGAACTGTGCTTTTGTAAGAACCGATAAGAACACGGTTAAGCTGATACGGAAACATGCAGTTGGATAGGATTCTTTCCACAATCGACACGATAGAGAGAGGGCGCAGGGAAGCTAATATAGAGCCGATTTGCGCCCCTTTCATCGAGATATGGAACAAGTGTTCCGATATAGGAGAAGAACTGCTTAGGGATGCCTTAAACAAGTTGTATGTTGACGGCAAGATTAAGGTCTGGAAAGGTATAAACGATTTAATAGTACAGAAGGTATGAAGCTAAACCTGCTTAACACGACGAGAGGTCTCGTGCCGATGTACGATGCCGACCATGACGAAAAGAAGAAGCTGAAAATCGGAGAGGA